CCTCTAGTGATCTAGACATTTTACCGAATTGCTCTTCAAGCATTTCAACAGGTGGATCAAACTGATCATCTCTTACTAATATTTTTGTTGCTCCAGTTGCGGTTTCTTTAACTTTGTAAACCTCGTTCATGTAGGTTTTAAAGTTGAAATACAAAACTTGAACTGTGTTACTATCTGATTGATCATAATTTCTTATTGATCTATCGTAAAAGCCGTTATTCTGAAACCCCTGTTTTGATATGCTCTCCATATCTTCCTGGGTTAAATTTGGAAATTGCTTTTTTAATTCGTTTAAAGGGATGCTTTTAACTTCACCACAATAATATATATCGTCGAAATACGGTGATTCAGTATAAGAGTATACTAAATTAGCTGGGTCTACATAATCAACCACAACACCTTCTGACTTGCTAAATCTATTCTTAACAGCGCCAATACCAATTACAGATAAATCATATATGATTCTCTTTTTTGTTAAGTCGTAATTATTACCGTCTAACAATGTTTGGATTGCTTGCTCTTCCGCTACTTCAACAGCTTGCTTGTAACTTAGCTGCATGTGTATTTCTAATTCTTCCTGACTATCCGGAAGCAACTCCGGTTGGTTTTCAAAAAGGTTAATACCAAATTCCGCTTGTGCATATTCGTTTAACTCTTTTGTTTGCATATCACGGATAATAGATTCCATATAAGCCGTTCGTTTGCTTACACCGTATGGATCTTGTGAATATGCTTTTATATCAAAAGCCCTTTCAGCTATGCCGTTAACTAGTATGTCAACAAACTTTGATATGATAGGTACTGGTTTCCAATCTAAATTTAAATAAGATAAATCACCGTTAATAGATAATTCATCTTTATATTTTTGTATAGGCTGTTCACCTCTTGCATATAATCTTAAACTATGAAACGTGTTTTGATTGCTCTTATATCTCGCAGTGCCTGAATCAGATTTAAACCATTCATCTTGAATAGCTCTACCAACTCGAAGGCCATACTCCGATGACACTTTTTCAGCGTCGCTAGCTACTTGGCTAGGGAAAAAACTTTTTACAACTGACTCAGCCATATATTATTTTATTATTTTCGATGTTGTACCGCTATTTGTGTATTTAGCAATATTTAAATTTAACGTTTGTTTTTGAACAGGCGCAACTGGTCTATATAGGTGGCGATTACACGCCATGATAGCTAGTCCAGAACTTATCGCTGCATCATACTTTGTTCTTTTGTTTATATCAAACTTAGCCCAATCATTCAATGTGTTATTAAAATACACATCTCCGTATTGACCGTCTGATCTTAAACCAACATATCTATCTATATAAGCTTCAATTGCCGCGGCGTGAGCCTGCTTTATATCTTCGCTAGAGTTAGGTATTCCGCCTATTTCTTTTTCTGCAACAGATAGCTTGTTCCATACTTTATCTGGACGATTCATAGAATAGCCCCTGTACCCTCTTCTTTTAAAATAATATAAAAGCCTAGGTTTGTTATTCTCAGCCAAAAGCGGCATCCCATAAAATACACAAGCCATTAATACATCTTCAAAAAACATTTCAGATGTTTGCGGTCTAGCTATGTATTCTAAAAAGAAGTGGTTTGGCGGTGCGTTTTCCATACTAAATTTAGTTAATCCGTGCAACGCTCCTTTAGATCCCTTTCCATCAACGGTACCGGATATATCGTAACTATCACATCCAAAAGCTCCCATGTGTTCATTACCCGGGAATTTTAAACCATTCTTAGTATATTGTTGGTTCTGCAAATTATAATTAGGTACCCACGATATTTTGAATCTTCCATTTGGATTTGGTGTAAATCTTACTTTTGTATCTTTTATACCATTCTCCCAAGAAAAACTACCGACATTAACAACATTTGTATTTGCTAAATCCTCGTTATAATCTATTTGTTCGTATATTTTTACTAAATTAAATATACTGTTTTTTGTTTCATCTCTAAAAGCGTGTTCCTCTGTGCGTGGGAACTGTCTGTAAAACTCATTTAGAGCGTCCTGGTCGCTTTTTAATCCTTCAGCCTCATTGTTCCAGTGCTCGATGACTCCGACGTCGATGTGCTCTCCATGAGGGCCAACACAATCTTCTGATGGGGTATCGAATACAGGCATTCCATAATTGTCAATGAATCCTTCGTAATTCCATTCCATAGGTATGAACAAAGAATATAATCCTGACTTAGTCTGGCCATTGCGGTTTCTTTTCGTGACGTCTGAGTCATTATAAAGCTTTTTAAAATTTTCGCCTCCTTTGTCTAAAGCGTTTGACGTTGACCCCATCATACACTTACCGATAATTCTTGCTCCTAGCCTTAGTGTTGTTTTCGTAACCCTCCAGTTGTTGAGGATGTTGTCCGGCCTTTCCCATTTCCCCGATTCGTCGTGGACGAGGAGTTTAAGTTTCTCCCCATCGTAGGAGTTGTCACCGGTGTTTTTCCAGTCGATCGTCGTGTCGAGCCCCTCCAATAACTCTTGGTCTTGTTTATTTTGGATGGATTTTCTAGTGAGTCTACTGGCTGGTATTCTATAGGCAAGCTCGGTCTTGGGCCTGTCCATACCGTCCTGGATGGGTTTGAAAAAGAACGGGTAGTTGACGGATATTGGTACAACCTTGTCTGTGAACATTTTCTTAGCATCCGCTCCAGACTTAGACAAGATACCGTACCGTGCATCTGACGTAATTGTTGCCAAGTTAACGGTCTCTGCCGAAGACATAAATGAAAATCCTGAACGACGGTTCTTAAGGTAGCACATTCCATAAGCTCGTGAGTCGGCCTTACAAGCCTCCCAGAATATGAAGAATAATCTGTTTGCTTCTCTAAAATCTGGTTTCCCAACATCAATCTTGGACCACTGCAGGTACATAAAGTGAGTGCCAGTAATGTAAGTAGCCATGCCCTTATTATTGAACCAATGGCCTTCGTCTCTTCGTTTGAATTGTTCATCTATATATGGTTCCCATTTTTCTTTAAAGTCGTCCGGGTAATCTCGCCAGTCAAAAACACTTTGTATACCTTTGAGCTCTTTAGGGTAATCACTTGCAACCCATTTACTTTCCGACTTATCAATTTTAGAGGGAGCTTTGGGTAAGGCTATCTTAAAATTTTGTATGTTATATATTTCACCGATCATTCCGGTCTTACTAATCACTACAATATCATGCTCCTTATTGTAGCCGTACTTCCAACTCTTAGATTTGTTTAACCTAGTTATTGTATTTTGCTTAATAGGCGTTTCTACCCTATATAAATTCTGCTCGTACATTATCTAGATCTTTTTTCAGCAAATCCACTAAAAGCCTTTTTTTCTATTTCCTCTTTTGGTTTATTATCTAAAAGATTCTCCTCGTCTTGAATTCTATTTAATATCTCAAAAGCATCGAATATTGCTAGCTTTTTTGTTGCTGCCGCGTTTTTTAATCTGTCTGCAGATATATCGTCATCTGAATCGACAATAGCTTCTTTTGCTACTTTAATTAATTCTTCAACTGCTTTGTGCCCAGCTAGGATTATATTCTTCTTCGTTTCCTTGATATTCATATTTGATTGTAATTAAATTTGTAGGAACACGATATAATTTTTCTTCATCTATTAAAAATTCATATTCAGCTCCTGGCTTAAAGCCTACTAAGTCTCCTTTGGTCATAACTTTTAGACTAGTGTCTTTATATTTAAGTATGCCCATTAGCGGCCTTTCAAAATCTATAGAAAACATTCTACGCTCTTTTATAGGCTTAATAAAGTTAAAACCTTTTAAAGGCACCCATTCCCCGTCTTTTTTATAAGCGAAAATCTGATCAACAGCAACAAAGAACATATCATCTTTATAATAACTCTTGCTGTTTTTTTCAACCCCACGTATGTCTCTGAATCTTCTAAAAACATTATGGTGCAATATTACCTCATCACCAACCTTAACACTAGTATCATTTACGCTGGGAATAGCTAAGACTATGCCAATACGGGATACAAAATTGTGGTTTTGCATTTCTGTATTTAATATAAGTTCGCTATCGCCTAAGGCCTTTGTATTGTTATATCTTTCGCTTTTTGGTTTTACAACAAACTCAAAAATCCCTTTCATTAATAGTCTATATTATATTCTATAGCTATTGCCATATTCTTATTAAAATCTTTCCACGGTATAATGTCGTTACCCTTTTGTATATAGATAGAGTACTTTTCTTCTTCCTCTATAATGTTAACTATAGTATGACCACCATACACTTCCTGTCCAACAGCGTAGTGCATGGCGTCATTTTTATAGTCCTTTCCAATACTAATCTTCCGTAGTAGACTCATTGGATTTTATTTCCCCTGTTTGAATGTCTACAGATACATTACCGTATTTATCCTCCAGGGTCTTTTGGAATTCATTTAATTTGTTTTTGATGTTGACTAGCTCATGTAAGTAGTCATGCTTTTGAGCCTCTAATCCACCAATTTGTAATTGTGTTTGGTTCATAACTTTAACAAGCTCTTGCAAGTTAGATAATTCACCACTTTCAACCTTCGCTACTAATTCTTTTACTTTACTCATTTGATTTAATTTAATTGTTTTTATTGTTTACTATCGATTTTGCTTTTTCCCACGTCCTACCGACAAAGTACGCTCCGTAAACTGTAACAAGAAGAGTTTGGAATATTGGGATATACTCTTCTGCTATTTTAAATTCTCCAACGTTTCCATCAAAGAACGCACAAACAGTAAATATAAACGTTAAGTATATAAGTACCATTGGACGTATATTTTTCGATAAAAAAGAATCGGATTGCATATCTGCATTCCACCTAGCAGTAACCTGCTCCTGAGCTTCTTTATCTGCTTTTTCTAATATTTTAGTAATTAATCTTTGTGCCTCAAGCTTTTCTTCCTTGGTTGTTGTTAAGTTGTCTAAGATACTGCCAACTTCTTTTATGACAGAACCTGTAAGCCATGACCAAATTTTTTTCATTACTTATAAGGAAATAATTTATTTAACTTCTCTTTTCTTTTATTGCAACCACAGCCGCCAGGGATTTTATCGGCCAACTTTTTTATTCCAGTTGCTTTTGTAAATTTCTCTATAGTATCCCCTAATCCTTTTATTTCCATTAGCAGTTCCATTTTCTTAACGCTAAAGCCTTTCTTGTTGGCTCTCCGTTTGGTTTCTTCATTGGCCCCTTCACGCCGCTCATTCTAGCACAAAATGATTTTCTACGCTTAGCAGCTTTACTGCCCTTCTTTAATTTAGAAGGTTTAGTTGTTACCGCTGTTTTTAATTTAGATCCCGGGTTTTCCCTTCTATAAGCATCAACGCCTTTTTGGTTGAGCCCACCTGTTTCCGACTGACCTTCTTTTCTAGACCAGGCCCCGCTTTTTTTAAACGGGGAGTTTTGAATATAAGCCATAATATTATCCTTTTGAATTTAAGATTTTTTGTTTTAAAGCATCTGGTAAATTTTTCTGATTACCAATTAAAGTTTTCATGGCTGGGCTTTTAGGCATCATTTTATAAGGGCTACGCTTCATTTTAGCGTTGCTTAAGATTTCCGTTTGTTTGTCGCCTCCAGCTGGCCCGATGTCACTTAAGCGAGCATCTCTTTCTCCTAAGTCTATTTTATTACCATATCGAACAGATTGCTCTTGCTGTTTTATAGACGCGTTTTGGCTTCCTTGCGCTCCTTTTAATTGCCCTCCATAAGCTTTTATTCTGTTTTCTGTTCTGGATAGGGATCTAGCATCGTTACCAATACCTAAGAACCCTTTTGATTTAACCTTAGATTTTTCCGCTTTATCTAATATTCCATCCTTATTAGCATCATACTTTTTTACCAGCTTGTTCTTTTTTCTATTGAGCTTATCAATTTTATCTTGGGTTTTTATGACACCTTTTGTAGACAACTTAGTGCTTCGCATATCCTGGCGTCTGTGCCAAGGTTTCTTAGCGTCTCCTTTAACAGCTGTTTTGTATTCACCAAAACTAGATGCTGTTGATGTTTTTCCAGGGGTATAAGTATCAGGTGTTTGAGTGGTGTTATCAGCTAGACCAGCAGCAGTAGGATTGTGCGTGCCGTATTTTTTCTTATTATACGCTCTTGCTGCTTCTCTTTGCTCTGGTGGCAAGTCTGTATATAATATTGTTTTCTTTTTACCCTTTACAAGTTTAGCTGGTTCTACTCTAGTTGAACTGTTTCTTACTCCGACTTTGCCATTTTCCATTGCCCTAACAGACTCGTTTACTTCTTGAGCTGCGTTTTCTAGTTTAACTTTCTGCTTAACAGGTGAGCCCATGTTTAATAATGGCTGGCGTACCATACCTTTATCAGTGGCGTGTTGTACTCTTGATGTGATTGGTTTATTCATTTTGTTAGTTTTTTTTAAAATCCGGATAGGTTTTTTATTGCTGTTGACATGTCAGGAATATTTATGCTAAAATCTTTTGTAGCTAAATCTTCTCCAATTTTTTTAAATTCTTTTTTATAGTCCACTTTTGTAGGCTCTGGAGTTGCCTTTTTTTCTGGCGCAACTTCTTGCTGTTTAGCTTTATCCTTGTCTAATGCGCTACTAACCATTCCTCCAATTGAATCTTCGAATTTATCGTGAACAACAGAATTGCCTTCTATTAGAGCCATATTCATCTTCATAGGAGAGCTTTTGCATTTTTGTGTAATAGGTGTTGCTTTCATTTATTTATTTTTTATAGGCTTCTTTTTCCCACTCAAAATCAGAATGGCCTTCTTCTAGTTTTTGTCCAGCACTAAACAATGCTCCGCCAACTCTTTCATATTTTCTCGCTGGCGATCTCGTGTCTCTTTTCCAAATAACCTCTTCGTTATTGTATTGTAGTCTGTTTTGCATCATTTGATCGTGATGCACGTTCTCATGCTCGATAGCGTCTTTCTTTTCTTTTATCGATGCTCCTTTATCTACAAAAGTAGTCCCGTCTCTATTTGCTTCAGCTATGACATCTTTGCCTAGGTTTTTTTCGAAAACCGGTCTACCAAATTCAGATAACTCTTCATTGATGCCAAATACTTCTCCTTTGGATTTTAGTTTAAAACTCATCGATCTTTATCGTTAATCATATCATCAATAGCCTTGTTAAAAACTTTATCAGTATATGTTTTGTTTTTATAAAACGTGCTTCTTTCAGATGTTGGTAAATCTTCTTCTGCCAACATTATTCTGTATATTCTTTTAATAAGTAGTTTACACTTGCTTGACGTTTTATATGCAGCGTATTTTGAAGTTGTTCTATTACGTTCTTTAAATACATCAATCCAACCTTCTCTACGCAACCGTTCCCATCTGTTTTTATCCCAGCTATATGTGTACACGCCGTTAATAAAATCATTACGTGTAAAAAGCTTTTTGCAATCTAAGTATATCAACAACTCAAGATCGGCGTCTTTCAAATTATAAGTCTTACAGGCCCATCTTCTGATAAGCCTGTAATACTTTAATAGGTTCATGGTTTGGAGGTCTTTGGGACTTAGTCTCATTCTATAAGTACTATATCTGTTATTTTTAGTACATAATATAAATTATCGTTCCATTCGATCCCGTGGCCTGCATGCTTGTCATACCTAATTATATCATCTTTTGATACAAGCTCACTAACTTGATCCCCAACACTAATTACTTTACCTTTTATGTAACGTACGTCTTTATTTTGCTTTTCAGTAAGTTCAAGGCCGCCTACTTTCTTCGGCTCTTCTTTTATTTTATCAACTATAACGAAATGATTTATTGCTTTCATTATGCTAATCTTTTATTACTAATTACACAATCAGCTGAAATTATTGTTGTAACAACACTAACAGCGTTTTTTAACGCAGACTTTGTAACCAATACTGGGTCTATTATTCCTGCTGAAATCATATTAACCTCTTTTCCAGTGTTAACATCAATACCTCTATTCTTAACTTTAGCATACGTGATAGGCATGCCTGCGTTATCTAAGATAGTATGGTATGGAGCTTTTATTGCTTCTAGTAAAGCTTCTTCTCCTTTGTTGGCAGGTTTTATTTTGTTTGCAGCATTTAATAGCGTTACACCGCCTCCTGCTACAATACCTTCTTTATAAGCTGCTTTTGTCGCATATATGGCATCTTCAACTCTGTCTTTCTTTTCTTTAAGCTCTACCTTTGAATCTGCTCCTACATAAACTATCCCGACTTGACCGGTTAGCATCGACAATCTTTGCTCTAGTTTCTTTTTAAAGAATGGATTAGTTTCTTCGTTTATTTGCTTTTCAACTTCCATTATTCTTACAGCAACATCTTCTGTGGCCTCTTGTACTTGCAGAACAGTGTTTTTATCGTCTGTAACAGCTTTAAACGCCTTCCCTAATACATTAGGGTCTATTAAGTCTAAATCGTCCCCTAACTCCTCGTTTATGATCTTTGCTCCTGTTAGCATTGCTAGATCTTCTAGCGTTTGCTGTTTGGTTGGACCAAATCCAGGTAGGTCAACAATATTGACTTTAATATTACCTTTTACTTTATTAGCCAATAACGTAGCATAAGGCTGTTGTTCAACATCAGCTACTATCAGTAAGCTACTCTTATTTTTAATAACAAATTCAAGAACGTTCTGTATTCTCCTTATATTTGGTATTGGTGAAGAGACAATAAGTACATAAGGATCTTCTAAAACAGATGTTCCTTTGTTTTTATCTGTTGCTAAGTGAGCGGATTTTAAACCGCTGTCAAATTGTACGCCATCAACAAACTCCACATAAGTTTCATTTGTATCAGACTCCTCCATTAATACGACGCCATTTTTTCCAACTTTTTCGTAAGCTTGTCCAATTTTGGTTCCAAGCTCTTCGTCGTTGTTGCAGCTAATGATAGCAACATTTTTAAGCATTTCGCCCTCAACCGGAGTACTGGACTTATCAAGATATATTTTAACTTTGTCAGCGCCACTAATAATGCCTGCTTTAAGTTCTCTAACTTTTTCTTCATCTAAGTATTTGTTTGCAATTTTTAATAATGAATCGGCTAATACAGTAGATGTTGTTGTTCCATCTCCCGCTTCTTTAACTGTGTTGCTAGCAGCTTCTTTTATTAAGGTTGCTCCTATGTTTTCAACCGGATGTAATAAGACTACGCTTTCCGCAACGGTTACTCCGTCTTTTGTTATCACCGGTCTACCTAGAGCGTCTTCGTATATTACGCATTTACCTGAAGCACCTAATGTGCTTTTAACTGCGCTTGCTAATTTTTCAACACCCTGTATTATTTGTTTTTTAGCGTCATCGCCAAATGTGAGCGTTTTTACTATTTCGCTCGGATTATTAAATTCCATTTAATTAAATTTTAAAAATAAATTATTTATCAAAAGTTTTTACTACTTTTGGCCCGTTTACAAAGTCAATCTTTTTTAGATAGTGTTCTATTGTTTTATCAATTGATGTTTCTGCCGCTTCTATTGTTTCGCGCCTTGTTACATCACACCACTCTCCGTCTTTGCGTAAATCGCTGTGCTCTGTTTGGTAATATCCGTTTTGTAGTTGGACGATCCGCCAATTTTTCTTATCGGCAATGTGGTTCCATAGTTTTAAACGGTTCTGATCTGGTTGTGGCTGACTACCCCACGTATTAGTCGAATAATAAACTGTCATTGGTTTTGGTTTTATGTTATTACTTGGTTTTCCACTTGATGTGGTATATTTTATATATTACGTATATACACGTTAGTTTAACCCCCTATAGTCTTTGTTATGGAAGTAGGGTTTTCTTTTTCTTCTAATTGAGCAGCGATACCAGCTTTAATTGTTTCAACCTCTTCTTCTCCCATTGCGGATATAACCCAAGCTTCTATAATTTCTTCAGTTAATTCATCAAAAGGAATAAACTCAGAATCTGGATCTAAGCTAAGCCATTGTGTACCAATTGAGGTCCAGGCCCACTCTTCTTTTACCCCTGTTAACTTCCAGTGTACGTTGTATACAACATCAGTTAAGCTATCTTCTACTGGTCGTATGTCAACTGTTTTACAGTCCCATGTGTAATTTATCATAATTTATTATTTACTTTGCTCGATTAAATCTAAAAGGCTCTTTATACCCTTCTATTGTTATTTCTAGTAATCCTAATTTTTCGTTAAATACTATAGACTTCACATTTTCTAAATGGCTATTACCAGCTGGTCCTGTAGCCCCTCTAAGTCCTGTTGCTCCGGTTGATCCATCTTTACCAGCAGGTCCTTGCGACCCTTGTGGCCCCGTAGCTCCCTGCGGCCCTGTGTTGCCGGTATTACCTTTTAATCCTTGCAGACCCTGAGGTCCTTGAGGTCCAGTACTGCCAGTACTTCCTTTAGCTCCAGCGGGTCCCTGCGGCCCAATTCCTCCTGTATTACCCGTATCTCCCTTGGCTCCGGCTGCGCCTGGATTACCTTGAATACCCTGTGCTCCTGTGTCACCTTTCGCTCCAGGTAAGCCGTTTGTTCCGTTAGTTCCTGCGGGGCCTCTAGCGCCTGTCGCTCCTTTTGCTCCTGCTGCACCAGCAGATCCAGTGTTCCCTTTTGGGCCAGTCGGTCCTTGACCTCCATCAGAACCATTTGCACCAGAAAGCCCTCTTGGTCCTATAGCGCCAGTATCCCCTTTATCTCCTTTATCTCCTTTATCTCCTTTGATGCCTTGAATTCCCTGGTCTCCTTTATCTCCCTTTGACCCTGTTGCACCAATCCCGCCATCTGTTCCATTAGTTCCATTAGTTCCATTAGTTCCATTAGTTCCGTCTGCGCCTCTGGGTCCTGTGGCTCCGGTAGGGCCTTGAGAAGCAGCTTTTTCTGGGTCAGCCCCAAAAGCAGCATGAAGGTATGCGTGTATTTCTTCCGCGTCTTGCCGTAACTCTTCTACTTGTTTTAATAGGTATTTATTATTATGGAAAAGTGCGCTATCATTTATAACGTCACTTATATCGGTCATTTCGTCCAACTCTTTAAATACCTTTGTTGGAACAAAGACTTCGCCATTTTCATCTTTAAAAGCAAAGTCCTTCTCACCCTCTTTGTAAAGCTTTTTACCTCTTATATTTTCGTTTAATAATCCCATGTTTAATCTTTATTGTATTCGAATACTATAGTATATGCAAAACCATATAAAAGCCTTGTTCCTCCGTTTGTAGTAAATCCAATTCTGACCCTGTCTCCTTCATTGAAAGTGATATCTGTAGGGCTAAAGTCCCTTTTAGCAGTCATGCTTGTAGATGCTGCGTTGGTAATAGTTGCAGTGTAAGTGCTAAGATCACCAGCACCGTTAATCGATTTTTTAAAAGCCACGGACGTAGCGGTGGGGGTTGTTCCACTAGCATAACGCATCACTATTTTTCTAACTCGCCCACTGTAGGGCGCCACCCAGTTATTATAGTATTGAGAACTTGTCGTCTCAGATATATAATTTGTAGGTATCCAGTATATGGTATTTGAGCTTGACGATGAACTGTGGTAAAAACCTCCATGCTGAAAAGCTGGTAAATAACCTTTGTATTCGTCTCCTTTTATAGTCCCTGTAACATCTAAGTCTTCTTGCGGATTTGTATTGTTAATACCAAGTCCTGTTGCATTAATGTGTGATTTAACGCTGCCCGCAATTGTGTTGCGCACGTAATTGCTACCTACTTCTAACCAGCTAGTGTTCCCCGCATTTGAAAACGCGAGGCGGCAACCGGTTACCCCCGGATTAGTACCCCAGGTTAGGTATCCATGCAGGGTGTTTGAAGCTCCATTCCAAGCCTCAATTTGACCCGGCGTCGCGTATGAGGTTTGCGTTGTTTCTAATTTTATTTTAGGAACACTAATACTTTTTATATGTAAAGGAGTGTCTGGGTCTGTTTCTCCAATGCCAAAAAAACCACTAGTATCAATCACATTTGTGATGGTGCCCATTTGGTTTTTGAATTGAGCTATGTCCATACCATTTGCCCCACCTTGCACTTTAAGGCCAACCGACTGAGCCGATCGAGCGTTTATAGCTGTGCCGCTGTCGTATACATCCAATTTAGCACTAGTGCTAGTAGTCCCAATCCCGACGCTTGTACCAGTAACTCTCATTACTTCTGATGAATTGGAACCCATGAAGCGAGTTTCATAACCTTCACCATCCCAATCACCTAAAGTAAGTAAATCTGTACCCCAATTAGCAAAAGGTTTTGAGTATATACGATAGCCATCACCTCCTGCAGCATCAATTTCTCCACTTACTTCTAAAGCAACAGACGGACTAGCCGTTCCAATACCGACGCTACCGTTAAAGTAACTACCACCAGTTATTGATACAGCGTTCCCTGATCCGCTAGTTTTATTTACAATTAAACCTTCGTTATTTCCGCCTTTTTCTATATTTAAAGCTACTCCACTCCCCGAGGTATGATATAGATTGAAGGTATTGGCGGATCCATTAGTAGATAAAGTAACAGTCGACCCGTTATCAGTCATCAGTGCATCAGCAAGGCCTCCCGTAGTGTTGCTCCACTTAGTCATGTTATTAGTAGTACCAGTGCCTGAAACATTACCAGAAGATGGCGTAATCCAAGATGTACCTGTAACCGTAGATGACAAAACTTGACCACTTGTACCTGGTGAGTTGCCTGTATCCCTAAAAGCTCCCACAACTCTAGCGTCGCCGCTAACAGATAGCAGCCCAGTAATATTTATACCAGTACTTGCTGTTTGTAGCTTTTTATCG